ATACGGTCAACTCAAAGTTGCAAGAGAAGTTCTCGGACTTCGTCTCGCCTTTCGACTTGAATCCCAACACCGGAGACTTGTACAGGAACATCAACGACTTCGCCATTCGCGAGTCTCTGAAGAACATCATGCTGACTGACCTAGGAGAGCGTCCTTTCCAGCCGACTCTCGGTGGCGACATCAGAAGACTTCTCTTCGAGAATTTTGACGAGAAGACGGTGCTCTTGCTCAAGAAGAACATCGAGATAGCGATTCACAATCACGAGCCGAGAGTGGTGCTGAAGGACCTGTCCGTAATTCCAGACTATGACAACAACCAAGTCACCATAACGATCTTCTATACCACGATAAATAGTCCAGGGTTAGTACAAGAGCTGCCCGTAACCTTCCTGACCAGAGTGCGCTGATGGCAAATACTGTAATCAATCTAGTAGATCTCGACTTCAATAAGTACAAAGAGACTCTAAGGAACTACGCCAAGGAGCAGCCTCTCTTCAAGGACTACAGCTTCGACGGCTCTAACATGAGTGTGTTGAACGACATCCTCGCTTACAACACCTATCACAACGCGTTCTACCTCAACATGCTCTTCTCAGAGATGTTCTTGGACAGCGCGCAGCTCAGGAACTCCATCGTATCTCACACCAAGGACCTGAACTACCTCCCGAGGTCTTTCAGGTCTGCCAAGGCAGTCGTCGACATCTCAGTAGTGACTGACAGCAGCACTTCATCGGTGACCATACCGAAGAACCAGTCCTTCTCTACCCGCGTCAATTCTAAGACCTATCAGTTCGTGACCGCCGAGAACATCGTCATCACTGATCCGGTCGAGACGGTATTCACAGCCAGAGGTGTGGAGATCTACGAAGGTACTTACGTAGTCGACACCTTCTACAGCAACTATGCCATCGAGCGTCAGCGCTTCGTCCTGTCTAATCCAACGATCGACACAACTTCTCTCACCGTGGTAGTGTCAGACGAGTCTACCTCGAAGACGTATCGTTTAGCCACCTCGTTCTTGGACCTAGACTCGCAGTCGGAAGTATTCTTCCTGCAGGCAGCAGAGAACGACAAGTACGAGATCGTATTCGGCAACGGAGTCATAGGCAAGCGCCCGAAGAACGGCGCCACCATCTACGCCGAGTACAGGGTCTGTAATGGCGAGCTGCCGAATGGCGCCTTCGAGTTCAGCAACGACAGGAACATCGGCACCTTCGGCGACGTCACCATCACTACTCAGTTCGACAGCGAGGGACAGGTCAGGAGAGCCTCAGGCGGGTCTGTGTACGAGTCGCTGGACGACGTCAGATTCAACGCTCCTCGTCACTATCAGACTCAAGAGAGAGCCATCACCCCAGAAGACTACAGGCTGATGCTGAAGAAGCAATTCTCTGAGATCAACGCCCTAGCAGTATACGGCGGAGAGGTACTGGATCCTCCTCAGTACGGCAGAGTATTCATAGCTACCGATCTGATAGGCTTCGACGGCATACCTGACTATAAGAAAGAAGAGTACAGGAAGTGGCTGCGCAATAGGATGCCGATGACCATCGACCCTGTATTCGTAGATCCTACCTTCACTTGGGGTAGGCTCGACGTCACTACTAGGTATGATCAGAACAGGACCGACCTGACGACGGCAGACGTCGCTACTCGAGTCACTAACACTATTCTCGAGTACTCCAACACTAACTATAACGACTTCAACTCCACGGTCAGGTTCAGTAATCTAGTGACCGCGATGGACGAGACTCACCCGTCTATTCTCAGCACAGAGGCTGAGTTCTCCTTGTATAAGACCATCAAGCCTCAGATCAACGTCCCGGGTAACTATACTCTGGACTTCTCCTTCGCTCTGAAGCGCACTCTACCCAAGGTACTGAATGTTCATCCCACGAACTACGACACGGTAGTGACTTCTTCGCAGTTCATCTTCGATGGTAAGCCCTGCCTCCTCCAAGATGACAACAACGGAAGCGTTCGAATCATCACCGTCAGCTCTGGTAGGACTTTCTCTCTGGTGCGTAACGTCGGCACCGTAGACTACACTAGGGGCCTAATTAAGCTGTCCAGCTTCTCAGTGCAGAAGTACAGCGGAGACGCCATCAAGATATACGTGACTCCGGAGTCTAACGACGTAGACTTCGGCAAGAGCGACTACTTCGAGATAAAGATAGAGGACGTCAAAGTCAACGTCCTCGGTGTTAGGAAGAGCTGATGACTGAAGAGAGACGCATAAGTTCTTACGTTCCCTCGCAATTTCCCTTCGTATACAGGGAGAACTACCCGCAGTTCGTAGAGTTCGTCAAGATGTACTACGCCAGCCTCGAGCAGGAAGGCGAGACGCTCTATCACACGCGCAGGCTGCTGGATTACAGAGACATCGATAAGACTCCCGAGGAGTACATCGAGTACTACAAGGCCAAGTACCTACCGTATCTCAAGTTCGTCACCAGCGTAGACAAGCGCACGCTCGTGAAGCACGTACAAGATCTGTACAGGTCTAAGGGCACCGAGAGAGGCATAGACCTCTTCTTCAAACTAGTCTATGGCGTGCCTGCTCAGGTCTACTATCCTAGCACGGACTTATTCAAGCTCTCCGACAATCACTGGGTAAAGAGAAACTACCTAGAAATCGGCCACGTCGACCTGATCAACCAGTTCATCGGCAAGAAGGTCATCGGAACTCGCTCAGGTGCTACCGCTTTCGCCGAGAGATTCGTGCAGAAGAAAGTCGGCGGCAGCTACGTCAATCTCTTGTTCATATCCAGCATCACTGGAAACTTCATGTACAACGAGAGGATCACGTACGAGGGTCTCACTATCAGTGACAGGAAGAGACCGAAAGTCATAGGATCCCTAGGCCGCCTCGACATCACCGCCGGCAGTAAGGACTTCAGAGTCGGCGACGTGGTAGAGATAGTGTCTGACAGCGGGTACGGCCACGGGGCCACGGCTCGCGTATCGAACGTGTACAACACTACTGGCGTGGTGGACTTCGTTCTAGAAGATGGTGGCTGGGGCTACACCTCGAACTCTACGATATACGTGTCTGATAAGATCTTGACACTACAGAACGTGGTAGTCGACTACGTCGTCAATAATCCGGACCAGGCTCCTTACGTAGCTTCCAGCTTCTTCACTCTCGAAGAAGTGTATCAACCACTGGCTAACCTAGACTACAGATTCGACACTTCTCATCAGACCGTCTTGGTGACGAAGCCGGCGTCTGCCTGGTTCGCGATTGGAGCCGTCGTCTATCAGACTAACACTGTATCAAATACGGCAGTAGGAACCATCGTCAGTAACTCTGCGGTAAATGCTACTTCGCAAAATCTCGTCATCTCAGTAGCGAAGGCCAATAGCCAGCTGCGCGACTTCGAAGTCAGCGTGGACTCATTCACCAGTAATATCGTACTCAGCACGAACTCTCTAGTCAATTCTACAGTCCTCGACTCTAATGACGCCGTGGCGATAACCACCATCAACGTAGGCACTGTCCTCAGCAGCTACAACTCTACGGGAGGAGTCATCTCCACTGTCGAAGTCGTGGGCAATGACATCGCTAACTTAGACCTCGGCACGGCTAATCTGTTCGTGTATCTCACTAGCGGCAACTCGGCGGTCAATACTTACTTCTGGGCCCCGTCTAATACCTTCTCCATAAACGTCTCGGCATACGTGAACAGGACTGCTACTGGCAATGTAGTGGGCTTCGGCAACACTCTCACGATGTTCGTCTCTAATAGTACTACTCCTTTCTCGATAGGTCAGTATCTCACTCAGAGGAGAGCGTACACTGGAGGATACGACATATCCGCCAGTGGTAAGATCAGTGGCATCGTAAGAGCAGGTAATAGCGCGACGGTCACTCTCTCCGAGTCTACCGGCGTATTCAGGCGCACCGTCGACGTCCACATGCAGTACGCGAATGGAGTAGACTCCGGTAACAGCGCCTACCTGAACTCATATGACGGTTACGTCGGCATAGCGAATATCAATAACGACTTCGTCAATACTGGTAACAATAGAATATACACTAGGGGATACAGCTACGACGGCAGTGGCAACATCATCATCCTAGGTTCTAATACTACAGCGAATTTAGTAGCCCTCAGCACCGGCAAGAACGCCACGTTCGAGATCTCTAATACGTTTGCTTATGCGGAGACTTATAGCGTATACACCGACTTCTTAAGGGGCAATAACGAGGCGAGCGTTCCTTATATGTCGCTCAATCTCGCCAACTCGACCGCTTATCCTACTCCTCTGACACTTACATTCGTGGCAAACACTGACATTGTAGCGGTAGCGGAAGGCACCGCCGGCATAAGTGTAGGCTGGTACGTCTGTGGTCAAGGCATCTCAGACTTCACTGAAGTCTTGACGGTCTCGAATTCGACTCACCTCGTCCTCGACACGAATACGTGGTCCAGTTCTTCTGGCGACTACTACGTGACTCCTGGTGGCGTGGCATGGCAATTCCCGGCTAATAGCTCGGGAGACCTATTCGGCCCGTTCATCGGTGATATTCTAAACGACATCAACGCGTACGTCGGTAGCATCACTAAGATAGTGGCAGAGAATCCAGGCGAGGACTATAACCTAGCTCCCATGGTGCTCGTCAGAGAGCCGTACGTCTCAGGATTTAATGCGAAAGACTACATCATCACCTACACAAATTCTTCTGGCAACTTCATGGTAGGCGAGCAGATCTCACAGGACAATGGTGCCGTCGGCCTAATCAAAGACATAGTGATCACGAGCTCCAGCGTCATGTACGTCAGGAGACAGAACTTGCCGATAGGCGCTAACAGCTCAATGACGGCTCAGTTCACTCTAAATGGAGTCATCACTGGCACGGCTACCAGCGCTAATGCCACCATAATCGGCATTGCCGAAGACGATAGCGCGCTAGGCATTGGCCTAAACGCAGTCATCAGCGCCAATGTCACCATAGCGAACGGCGTCGTGGGCAGTCTGGATCTGCTATCGTCTGGCTTCAACTTCTTCGATAACGAGGGTGTGACGTTCCTCTCTTCTGACGGCCTGAGAGCCGGCAGCGCCAAGGCTAAATTGATCAAAGAAGGTTATACGCTGGGGACTTACGAAGACGAGGCGTCATTCTTGAGCGATGGTAAATATCTATTCGATGGCAACTATTATCAAGAGTACTCCTACGACATCAAGACGTCTATTCCGAGAGAGTCTTATCTCGATAACTACAACTCCACTATGCACCTCGCTGGAACGAAGATGTTCTCCACTTTCGTACATACGACGGTAAACGAGGTCAATATAGATCTCTCTATACCTGAATCCGCAAACCTAACTGCAAATATAGCCTAGGATGAAAGATGACTTATAAGATAGTACCACAAGAGGCTAAGACCTTTACTGCTGAAGACATAGTCAATGACGTGTCTCTCGGCTTCGACGGTCAGTACGTCTACTACGTCTTTCTAAGCAAGCATACGCAGTACGCTGACAATAGTGACGCAGTCATACTACCAGTCGATAGCGAAGTCAGTAAGCGTCAAGTCTATGCCGACATGCTCTTCGGCAAGAGAGTAAGTTTCGGTGACGCTAAAGTCATGGTGAACCGATATAACTACGTGGCGAACACACTCTATGCCATGTACGACGACGCTGATGATAACTTGTTCTCCAAGAACTTTTTCATCACGGTGCCTAGGGGAACTGCTCACGACGTATTCAAGTGCCTCTATAATAACAGAAGCGTAGCTTCCACGGTCGCTCCTGATAAAAATGACATCACCAATTTCGATGAGATCTACAGGACTTCTGACGGCTACGTATGGAAGTACATGTACACGATTCCATACGCCGACATGGAGAAGTTCGCTACAGACAGCTACATTCCAGTGGTGGCTAATACCAGCGTCAGCACCGCCGCAGTCGGCGGGACCATAGACTCCATCATAGTAGAGTCGCCTGGTGCCAAGTACGACAACAATCTCGAGGGTACTCTGGGTAAGAACGACCTAAACATCGACGGTAACTCGAAGAAGATAGACGTCTCTGGCAATAACAAGTCATCTAACATGGATGACTTCTATGTCGGGTGCATCTTCAAAGTAGTATCTGGTAGTGGCGCCGGATCTTACTCGAAAGTAGCATCTTACGACGTGGCGGGTAGTAACAGAGTGATCACTCTCTCCGACATCTTGGCTCTGGACATCACATCGGAGTACGAGATCACGCCAGAAGTCATGATCGAGGGCGACTACACTCAGACCATCAACGCCGCGGCCAGAGCCGTCATCAACAGCGTTGCCAACACGATCGACTACGTTGAGATTCTGAATAGAGGCGCCGGGTACAAGTCGGCTACGGCGTATGTGTATTCAAATAGCGTAGTGCCGGTCTCCAGCAACGCCGTTGTCAGGCCCGTCATGAGTCCATACGGCGGACACGGCTACGACGCCAATAACGAGCTCGGGGCGTCCAGAGTGTGCTTCAGCGTCACATTCAATGAGAGCAGCGACAGCCTACCGGCAGTCAACGACTTCCGTCAAGTCGGTGTAATGATAGATCCTCAATACGCTAACGTCACCGTCAATTTCACTTCTAAGGACGGCACTACGTTCATCAGCGGCGAGACTGCGTATCAGATCAACCCGGTCAGGATCTTCGCCAACTCCGTCAGCATCACGACGTCTGCTAATTCGGTGACGGCAAGCGAAGCTTACTTCAACCAGATAGCAGCCAACACCATCATCTACTTGGTCAGTGGATCCGGAGATAAGCAATTGGCTAGAGTATTGGGAGTCACCAACTCTACTTCTCTGACCATAGACACTCCAGGAAACTTCGCCTGCAACGACTGCGAGATGTACTTGGCCAACGTGTCTAACCCCACGACGGTAGTCAATGACTTGGCTCTGGCGGTGGCAGTCAGCGGCGTCACTAGGCCGTACGACTCTGGGGCTAACGTGGTCGGATACGACTCCGGCGCCTCTGGAACTGTAGATAACATGAAGGTAGCCAATACGACTTCTATCCTGAACACTTTCAACCAGATGTGGAAGTATCACGTGACTACGACCGATACCTTCGAGGAAGACGAGGTAGTGTTCCAGGCCACCTCGGCGGCCAATTCTCATGGTAGCCTATTCGGCATAATCGAAGAAGATACAGCCAACGTCATGTATCTAACCAATCAATTCGGCTACATAAATACTGGAGACACCGTAACTGGAGAAGAGAGCGGAGACACTGCATACGTAGCATTCAGCTACGAGCCAGATCTGGTATATGAGAGTGGCCGCATAATCTATCTAGAAAACATTGAGAAAGTGACTAGGACTACCGGTCAAAAAGAGACCTTCAAGATCATCTTCTCCTACTAATCTGAGGACAAATAATGCCAATTGAGACAGACCTGAGCGTATCTCCGTACTTCGACGAGGCGGCCGCCGGCCTTGAAAAGAACTACTATAAGATCCTCTTTAAGCCCTCCGTGGCCGTACAGGTCAGAGAGCTCAATGAGCTGCAGACTATCCTCCAGAATCAGATCGAGGAATTCGGCGACAACGTGCTCAAGAAGGGTACGATCGTACGCGGCTGCACGTTCTCTTTCCTCAATAACTATCCATACGTCAAGATCAGGGACTCTCAGGTAGACGGCGCGCCGGTCAACATATCGGCCTTCCTCGGTAAGACCGTAGTCTCTAGCACTAATCACAAGGCCCTCGTCCTAGACTTCGCCGAGGGATTCGAGGCCACTGATCCGGATACCAAGACACTCTACCTCAGGTACTTAAACTCAGGAGACGGCGGCGGAAATAATAGCTTCTCAGCCGGAGACACTCTCACCGTCCAAGATCCGACATACACTATCTCTAATGTGACTATCACTACGGCCGGTACTGGCTACTCCAACAGTGATTCAATACTGTTTCTGTCATCCGTAGCCGTGGTCGACGTCGTCGGTACGCTGGTGAACGGCTCTACCATGACTCAGTCTTCTACCGGCGCCAACGCCGTCATCATAGGTATAGACAGCGCCACGTATCCTGACAAGACTATCCTCAGGCTGCGTCCGGTAGCTGGAGACTTGACGAATTCCGCGAAGAGCGCCAACGCTTGGACTTTCACACCTGGTGAGAGTATCGTCTCAAGCAGCAACTCGGCAGTGACTGCCATCGTCGATGAGACGATCGGCTCTGGCGCTACAGCAGTGGTGACGACTGACGGCTCTCAGAGAGTAGTAGACGTGAGCATGCTGTCAGGTGGTTCTGGATACTACGTAGCACCGCATGCGACGGTGAGATCTACGTCTGGTGGCTCCGGAGTCGCGCTCGTGGCGCAGAACTACTCTGCTCAGATCACCGTGTATTCCGGTGCTAACTCAGTAGGCACCGGCTACGCGTTCGGCGTGTCTGACGGCGTGGTATACCAGAAGGGATACTTCTTAAACGTACCAGAGCAGTCCATCGTCGTCAGTAAGTACAACACGTTCCCCAACAACGTCTCGGTAGGATTCTCTACTGTCGAAGACATCGTCGACGCCTACGAAGACACGAGTCTATTAGATAACGCTCTAGGCACTCGTAACTACACCGCGCCTGGAGCTGACAGACTCCAGTTGACTCCGTCTCTCGAAGTCGTCAACACTGACATAGCCAGGGCGAACCTAGAATTCTTCTCTATCGTAGAGTTCTCCGATGGCGTACCCTACAAGCAGAATCAGAGGACCGTCTATAGCAATATCACAGACGAGCTGGCCATCAGGACCGTCGACTCTTCTGGTGACTTCGTCACCGATCAGTTCCTCGTGGCCTGTAAGTCGACCGCCAACGTAGCCGAGAGGGCTAATTCGTTTACCGTAGTGATCGATCCTGGCACTGCCTACATCGACGGCTACAGAGTGAAGACTTACGGCAACTATCAGTTCAGCCTAGACAAGGGCATCGACACCGAGATCAAGAATAGTGCGAATGTCAGCCTCAACTACGGCAGCTACGTTGTAGTCAACGAACTGGCTGGTTCATTCGACTTCAGCGCCGTCGGCACAGTCAAGCTCTACAACGCAGAGGCCAACTACCTATCGAATTCCACTAACTACTCTGCAGGAACTATCTCAGCTCCAGCAGGTGGTACTCAGATAGGCACGGCCAAGGTCAGGTCTATCACATACGCCGATAGCTCATCAGTAGGATACCCTCAGGGAAGCCCCGAGTCGAAGTACAATATGTACATCTTCGACATCCAGATGAACCCGGGCAGATCGTTCAAGGACGTCAAGTCGATCTACTACGACAGCACGGTCAAAGGCATTGCAGACGTCGTCTTGGAGAATATCACTACAGCAGGCGCAGGCGCTACATCTACGTCTCTCGGCGCTGTTCTCAAGAACACGATCTCTTCTGATAAGAAGACTCTAGACAGGCTGGCATTCTACAGTGGATTCGACTCTCCGCTCGCCATCAACACTATCAGCTATCAGTACAGGACCTTCGACGACACCGGCACGCTCTACACGATGAGCAACACCGGTATCATACAGATCACTCTGTCTGGAAACGAGTACTTCCCTTATAACACTGATCTGTCAGACACTCAGAAGCAGCAGCTGGTCATCATGCCGCTAATCGACGTGTTCGCGAACGCCGCAGCCGGAGGCGCTGGAAACTCCAACATCAGCACTTCTACTAAGGTCATCTCTTCTAGTAACACCTCGTTCACTACTTCGCTGCGCATAGGCGACTACATTCGCCTGTCCAGCAACAGCACCGGTGGCACTGAGCTGCGTCGAATCGTCAACATAGCTAACGGTACTCACTTAACCATCGACGCTAACAGCACATTCACTAATGCGGTTGCGACGGTGACTAGGACTTTCCCTAAGTACGTTCCGCTGCCGATATTGACTCGCAATGGAGTCACCGCTACTGCCGACATAAACGCGCAACAGCTCACCATCGATCTCGGCACTAGACTCTTCGGCTCTAGTACCACGATCCCTCTGGCCGCGGCGTTCAACATCTCCGTCTCGAATTCGTCTATCACCACGAAGACCGCCAATCGCGACCTGTATGTGAAGATCTACCCGGCCAACAACTCTACTGGCTTCGGTTACTCAGCATACGGCAGCGGCGTGGATGGCTACTTCAATAGTGGCAGCAACACGGTGTCTAACACTACCACGGCGAACTTCAGCGCAGGACAGCGACTCAGAATTCAGAACTCTGGACAGAATTTCTTGGCTAACGTGGGCGTCGTCATCAACTCCACCGCCATGAACTTGACGAGCACGGTTAACTTCACTGGTAATGCCGACATCTACAGGGCGGTGAACTTGAATGGCCCGTGGTGCTTGGGTGTTCCGGACATATTCCGTCTCAAGGCCGTGTACATCGCTAACACTTCTGCAGTCAATACGAGCAGCATTGAAGTGACCAGAGACTTCGTCATCGACCATAATCACACCACGAACTACGCCGATCTCGGCTTCTTGGTCAAGAACAGGGACAGCTCGTTGGTCATCGGCCCGAACGATTATATCTTGGTCAAGTTCGACGCCTTCACTCGTAACTACGAAGACAGGCCGGTACACATCAATTCTTATGTGAGCGCGAACTCTACCACGAGAGCCAACACCGACGCTAAGTCGATCGCCGAGCTCAACAACTCTTATATCAATACGTTCGAGATACCAGAAATTCATGCGGCTGGTGGCACTAACTACGACATGATCAGCCACATCGACTTCCGTCCTAAGGTAGCCAACACGGCTAATCTGGCGACGACGGTAGCCGGCGCTACTCTCAATCCGGCGTATACGACTACCTTCTCGGCGACTAATAAGAAGTTCCCGGTCCCAGACAGCAACATGAGCTTCACCACGGAGTACTTCCTCGGCCGCATCGACACTGTCTACATCGGTTCAGACGGTCGAATTGGAACTTCTAGAGGTCACCCGTATCCGACTACTATCCTGAATTCTAAAGATCCGGATGAGTTACTGACTCCCGTGCCTTCTAAGAATACCATGATCTTGAACTACATCAAAGTCCCAGCGTATCCTTCGCTAGAAGAGAACGCGGCCGCTTCTATAAACCGTGTCGTCAATAAGTCTGTCATCAACGACGTCAAGCTTACTCGTCGTCAGAGCAGCAAGCGTGTCACGAGACTACTGACGCAGCAAGACATAGCGATAGAGCAACCTCGCCGCTACTCAATGGAAGACATCGGATCTCTCGAGCGTAGGATCAAGGATCTTGAGTACTACGTATCACTCTCTAATCTAGAGCTCTCCACGAAGGACCTCAACTTACCTAGCTCTATCGCTAGCAACATCAACAGGTTCAAGTTCGGATTCTTCGCTGACGCGTTCGATGACAGGTCTTACACCGACATAGACAGCGTCGAGTACTCCGCCTCTATCGAAAAGAAGCGAGCAGTGCCACCGTACGAACTCATCAAGATAGAGCTCCCTGGCGGCGAGGGTCCTTATACGGACTTCAGCGTCGTCAGTCAGGACAGGGCCACTGGCAACGACTTGCCGATATGTGTGGCTAGGGCCGACTATCAGGAGACGCAGGGCAGGGAAGTGAAGACCGGCAATCAGAGAATAAGCACTGCCTACTTCACTATGGCTAACAATCTAGGAGCTGATTCCGGGGTCGTGAACATCTATATGTACTTCTACAGCGGCGCAGACGTGATGCGCGT